CCAGCGTATGGTCGGCATGCGATCACGATAAAGCGTCACGTTGTCTTTGCTGGAACCACCAATGAGTCTCAGTTCATCAACGACATGACCGGCTCTCGTCGATATTGGCCAATCAAAGTCAATGAAGTAAATCTTAACTGGGCTCGTGAAAATAGGGACCAGCTTTGGGCTGAGGCTATTCTTGCCTTCAAGAACGGTGAGACATGGTATCTCGATAAAAAGACGGATGAAGCTCGACATGACTCAAGCAAAATCTACCGACAAGACGACCCTTGGTTGGAGCCAATATCAAACTTTCTAATGCTACAGCGCGGTTATGTAACCATGACAATGGTTATGGAAGATGGTTTAAAAATAGAAAGAGGAAGGATGAACAGGCGCGATGAGATGAGAATATCAGAGATACTTAGAGAGTTAGACTACGAAAAGAAAAGGATGACTCTTGGCGGAAAAAGAAAGTATGTCTGGACTAAAAGTGAAATACTAACAATGACAAGTAAGGAAGCATAATGACTAAAGCAGCACTGGGTGGAGGGTTATTTCTCGCACCAGGACGTAACGATGAAGATGATATATTAAGCAGATTTAAAATATTAAACCCTGAGTATAAAATGGCGATGGGACTAAGGGAGAGAGGAAAGTTTATCGCACTACCAGACAAGCACATCAACGCATGCCATAGAATACCCTTTGAGCATCCGTGGGGCGGCGGCATTGCAGTACCAAGAAAGGCAGCAGCCCAAATGAATATCGGCTCATTTGCGGACGTCAGAACTAAGCCAACATCAGAAAAGGTAAGCCTTGCAGATGGTTTTAGTTTGAGAGACTACCAGCAAGATGCCCTGGATCAATGGGTCAAGAATGACGGAGAAGGTGTAATCATTGCCCCATGCGGAGCAGGGAAAACTGCAATAGGCTTAACAGCAACAACCATATTCGATACCAAGTGTTTGATTCTCGTTCATACCAACGACCTTGCAGTGCAGTGGATTAACAGATGCAAATCTATGTTATCTACAGAGGCGTCCCAATATGGCGCGGGTAAGAAAGATGACACGGGCCGGGTTGTGGTCGCGACTTTCCAGACTCTCGAACGAATGTCATTTACAGAACGGTACGCTTTCGGGAAACAGTTCGGACTTTGTATCGTTGATGAAGCACACCACGTTCCAGCACATACATTTTGTTCCGTCATGTTCTGTATGCCCGCCCGATACCGACTCGGACTAACGGCAACGCCAAACAGGCCAGACGGACTAACATCAATCTTGTGGTGGCATTTTGGCAATGCCGTGTATGAGATTACCAACGCACAGCTTGCTGGATCTGGACATGTGGTGCCACCGCGTATCGAGTGGTTCTTTACTGATTTTGCGGGGCCGCTACATCGAGTGGACTGGTCTAAGCTTGTCACATTGATGACCACTGATATGCAACGAAACAACAAAATAGTGGATCGTGTCCTGGATGCTTGTCATGAAGGCCGACAAATATTGTTGCTTTCTGATCGCGTGGATCACTGCATCTTTATGGCTGATGCGCTTAGATCACATCAAATAGTCGCTGAACCACTTGTAGGGCGAATGACCAAGAAACAACGAGCAGAGGTGTTAGAGCGTGCGGATAAAAGAGAAATTCAGGTCGTTTGCGCGACCACGGTTGCTGATGAAGGGCTTGACCTACCGTCTCTCGACACAGTTGTGCTTACAACTCCGACAAAGGCTATGGGACGAATACAACAAAGAATCGGCAGAGTCATGCGACCACACCCTGAAAAACAAGATCCGATCGTTATTGATTGCGTCGATGATATTGGATCAATGCGCGGCCTGGCTCGAAAAAGAAATAAACTCTATACGCAGATCGGATGTCATTAAGATGATTGATATTGTGCAGAAACTACCCGTAGGTTGGTCAGTAATAGAAGCTGAAGATGAGTGGATCGTCTACGACCAACACGATGAACTCATATGTAAAGCAAGCACACCAGAGAGGCTTCAGAAGCTTTTAGATGTTGAGTTTCAGATTGCTCAAACATTCGTAAGCGTCATGCATGCAATCAAAAATATTGAGCCCGCTGAAGCTTAATCAGCGTTTTATGGACAACCCAACCCAGTCTCTGACTGAAACCTGGTTGTTCGTAAGGTCCTCTACAGCGATAGCAAGTCTCAACGAGGGTACTGATCTTCCCGATTCCAAATCTCTGAGATACGGAACGGAAATACTCAGGTCTCGTTGAGACAAGCTTTCGTTGATCCACTTGCAAAAAGCAAAGCGGCTATTGAATCGAGGCTGAGCCTCTCGATAGTTTCTGATGTTCATCAAATGTCCAGTCAGATTTTGTCCGGTAAAAGTGATGGTATTACCATCACATCATGATACTATCCAATTGTACGAACAAATAGGAGAAAAAATGCAAAACGACTTGCCTACCATAGGCAGCAGCAGCATAGGTGCAATCTTAGGTCTTTCACCCTGGAGCAGCCCTTGGGATGTCTGGGCCAGGGCACATGGGCTTACTCAAAGCTCATCATCGGCAGCGACACAACGGGGCCACATTCTTGAACCAGCCATTGGCGCACACTATGCCCACCTAAACAAGGTTCAAATCAAAAGCGGTCCCGCATACGAGGCCGATCCAATCATTGGACCAGAAGAGTGGATGCACGCCCGACCCGACTTCTTTGTTACCTCTGACAGCGCAAAGTGGCTGCTTGAGATTAAATCTACTCGGAAGTTCGATCATAGATGGGGGTTCTCTGGAACCAACTCTGTTCCTCCATACTATGCCGCCCAGTGTGTCTGGCAGATGGCTGTGACTAATGATGACCGATGTGACCTCGCAGCCTTTGCCACGATGTCAGATGAGTACCGGGCATTCAACATATACAGAGACAAGTCTGTGGAGTCTAAGATTGTTGATTACGTTCGAGACTGGTACGACAATCACATACGAAAAGGCGCGCCACCTGAAGTCGATGGATCGACGGCATGCTCCAAATCTCTGGCCAGGCTATTTGAGCAAGAATCAAAAACGTTTATCGAGCCGTCTGAATCACACATTGAGTTGGCAGCCAGACTTAAAGATATACGAAGGCAATGCGCGGAGCTTGACGAACAAAAGCGGCGCTTAGAAAACCAAATCAAAGAACAAATCGGCACCGCATATGGTATTGCTGGTGTCGCAACATGGTCCCAGAGCAAACCAAGAAATCGATTCGATCGATCATCTTTCGAGTCCGACAACCCAGACCTCGCCAAGAAGTACATCATACAAGGCGAACCAACAAGAACATTCAGGTTTAACTACACAGGAGAGAAGTAATGGCTAACGCACTACATCCAGCAGTTCAGTTTAGAAACAACGTCGAGTCTAAGGCGTCTGATTTTCTTCAGACGATGGTAGGCACAGAAGAGGGAGCGCAGGCCGCTGGTCGAGTTGCGCTTGCCTTTAGGCAAGCAGCACAGGTAAATGACCGGCTGTACACTTGCGACCCAGCATCAGTTGCTCAAGCAGTTGCCTTGTCTGCTATGACCGGACTAATGCCAGGTGGTCCGCTTCCAGACGTTTATTTGCTACCACGAGGCAAAAGCCTGCAATGGCAAGTATCCCACAGAGGGTTCGCTAAGCTTGCTGCCAGGGGAGGAGTCCGACTCCGCACCAAGGCTGTGTTTGAGAGCGATACGTTCCATGTCATCGAAGGAACAGAGCCAAAGCTGGAACACGTACCAGACCTACAAGCACAACAATCCTGGGATTCGCTCACGGCTGTATACGTAGTCGCCCACTACAAGGACGGCTCTAAAGACTTCGTTGTCATCCGCAAGGCCGACATCGAGAAGCGTAGGGCCAACTCAGATGCCTGGAAGCGAAACAAGAACCAATCCCCGTGGGGCCAGTGGCCCATCGAGATGGCACTCAAGACTGGACTCAGGTATGCGTTTGCACGCGGCATCGTTCCTATGGACGACACAACGTCGAATGCTTATGACCACGATGGGAAGCAAGACGCCATAGCTGAGGATCTCAAAGTCGTTGAAATGAGCGACATCCCTGAGATGGATTCTATGAACATGTTGACTGAGCAACTCGACGAGCTTTCAGAGGTTAAGGAGAAAGAGAAGGAAGAATCCGTACTCGAAGATTAGGGACTAATATGGCTCGTGATTACAAAAAGGAATACCGGGAATACCATAGCAAACCGGAACAGAAGAAGCGGCGAGCGGGTAGAAATCGCGCTCGCCGTATCATGAGCATGCTTAAACGTGTTAAAAAGGGTGATGGAAAAGATGTCCATCACAAAGACGGAAATCCAAAAAATAACTCTAAGAAAAACCTTAGAGTTGAAAGCAAAAAAACAAATCGTTCAAGAAAGTAATAGGAGAAGACAATGAGTCTTTTTGAAGAAGTAGAGCGTGCTAAGAATCCATTCGTTGGAACTAAAATATTAGAAGAAGGTAACAAGCAAGCAACGTTCATTAATCAAACATCGTCATTGCTAAGCATTTTAAATGAGACTATCTCCTCTGAAAAGCTGCCGACCAAGAAGGCGAAAGAGTGCAAAGACTTTAGATTTAAGCTTGGCGATTGCTCTTGGCCTTTGCATAATCTTCAGGGAAAAGTCAACGAACAGACCTGGCAATCAATCGTTCAATCTGCCATTAAGGGCATGCTGAAGACCATTCGCAACTCACAGCCTAATGGTGAGTGGATGCTGATGGACTATGAAGAGAAAATCGATTTCGCACCAGACGGCGTTGAGCGCTTGTATCTTGTTGTTAAGTTTGTAGACATAGACAACACAGAAGAGCTTCTCTATAGAAACGGTGTTCCGATCACAACAACCGTGAATGTGAACACAAGCCCGATTGCACCAGAAATCGTGGAAGCATT